CTTCCTCATCGGAATCCTCATCGTCAGATTGTGAAAGAACGGTGCCTTCCTGGTCCTCTTCCGCATCTACAACTTCGGATTCAGTTACATCCTCGGTTGCCTCGGTAGTGGATTCTGGTTCTTCCGTTTGAGCTTCGACTTTCTCCACAAAGGAGGCTGCTAAATCTTCTACGGAAAGATTGGCGTTGGTATTTGTTTCTGCATCCGTGGGTTCAGCCGATGCCTCGCTGGTTTCTGTAGTATTTTCCATCCTGCGTTTAGGTTTTGTGTTCGCACTCACTCTATGGACATGAAGCCCATCAATTAACTATAGTGGGGGAACAACTCGTAGGATGTTCAGAAAACTTTGGTACGGCTAAGAGTGGTACCCTTAGCGGTACCATGAATTTGCAGTATCTAGGCGGAATGTAAGCCAATTCTTGACGATGCCCTTCAGAGGTGTTTTTTTGTGAAGGGATGAAAGCATTTGTATTCAGCACTTTTTTATTTGTATTCTGTACTGCCCTACAAGCATCAGATTTTGCTGAAAATAAAAAACTAGCTGAAGCAGGAGATGCTAAAGCTCAGTGCAGCCTTGGTTCGATGTACTACCTTGGAAAAGGAGTGCCCCAAGATTATAAGGAAGCAGTGAAGTGGTTTCGAATGTCAGCCGATCAAGGTTATGCTGAAGCTCAGTACAGCCTTGGTCAGGTGTACCTCATTGGAACAGGAGTACCTCAAAGTGATAAGGAAGCAGTAAAGTGGTATCGAATGTCAGCCGATCAAGGTTATGCTTGGGCTCAGTGCAGCCTTGGTGCGATGTACGATATTGGAGAAGGAGTGCCCCAAAATTATAAAGAGGCGCTGAAGTGGTATCGAATGTCAGCCGAGCAAGGAATTGCTTTTGCTCAGAATAACCTTGGAGCAATGTACCGTAATGGCAATGGAGTACCGCAGAACCACAAACTTGCGGTTGAATGGCTTACAAAAGCTGCAAAACAAGGATTTGCCAAAGGTCAGTTAAATCTTGGTTATATGTACTACACTGGTGACGGAGTGCCGCAGAACCACAAACTTGCGGTTGAGTTGTATAAAAAAGCTGCTGAGCAAGGAGTTGTTGAGGCTCAGAATGAACTTGGTCGGATGTACTACACTGGTGACGGAGTGATTGAGGATTTTGTTAGATCATATGCTTGGTATAGTAATGCAAAAACAAATGGCGATAAATATGCCCCAGAAGCAATAGAAATTTTAAAAAAATCAATGACAAAGGAGCAAATTGCTATCGGACAAGCATTAGCACAAAAACTATTTAATGAAATTGAAAACAGGGACGAAGAAAGCCCCTTAAATATTAAGTACGATTAACCGAATCAAATTGTTTCTTGGCTTGGTCGTACTGGTTCATCCTTGAGGGTTTGGTAAATTCGATCCAAGGCAGAAATTTCACCGCTTAGTCGAGCCAACTTGGTTGGGTTGTCCAGGTGATCGGCTGATTGAAAGTCTCCGATGGCAGATTCTCTTTCAGCTAGTAGGTAGTCGAGAACAATGTCCCAATCGTCTCTGCCACGAAGGCGGGATAATGCTTGTTTGAAGGTCATAGTATGTTAATGGATAGATGGATTATGGAAACGAAACACGCACTCATTATTGGAATTTGTATTATCATTGGTTTTGCGATTGAGCCGTTAACTCAAAGTGAGCCGAAAACAGAGCCAAATGATGATTTGATAATGGTTACGACAGGGGAAGGTACATGGTCTATAAGACTCAAAGATCAAGAGTGGTATTTAGAAGAAGGTTTATGGCGGAGTGAAATGGGTTTATTCCCAGCAGACAAAGATTCTCTGAGAGCTATTATTGCAAAGTATGGAAAAAATGTACCTGTATCTAAGCCCTCCAAGTATCATGATGACGCTTTGGATCATTGGATAAAGGACAATGCTGAATAGTGCTTGTTTGAAAGTCATCTTTTCTTGGCAGTCTTGGCTGCCTTGCGAAAAGACTTAGCTTTGGGGGCACCTTTACTGCCAGGTTTTCTCATCTTTTCACCTGATCCAGCTTTGATGCGTTTTCTTTTTGCATGAATGTTTGCGTATAATCCTCGTTTCATATTAAGCAGCAGCAGAACCAGGAACATTACCTGGGGCAGTTCCGATGGCTCCGATTTGAGCATTTTGTTGTTGGGTTACTTGAAATTGAAGTTGCTTCTGGTATGTCTCCAATCTGGCTCTGAAGTTTTCATTTTCCTGAAGCTGCCTTTGAACATCCTGGGCTGGTATCGATTCCGTTCCCGTAAGGTAGCTTTGTAGAACTTGTAAGCGAAGTTGGGCATTTACTCCGTTTTGAGGAACATTCACAACCTGTCCGCTGGCAATCTTGGCTAGGTCATTGGTGGTCTCCAGAACCTCTTTTGTGGTAGCCTCTTGTTGAGGCATGATGAGTTGACCAGCTAGGTTTGGATCAATTGCATCTAGGAAAGTACGAAGGAAAATATCATACCTTGCGGTTCCTTGTCGGTCATACTGTGCCATGATCTTACCAACGGTTTCAAGTTTCTGGACTACCTTTTCCTCGTCCATGTTCAAGGCATTGTAGGTGATGTTAAAGTCATAATCGGATGCGGTTTCATCCATGATGATATTCATCCCTTGTGCATTATTTGTAACTCGGAACCAAACTTCTTGATTGTAAGCCCTGTCCAAGGCCCACATCCGTTTCATGATTTGAGCAAATCCATGAAGCCAGTTGTTAATCATTGATTGCCGGAGAGCGTTTGCGTCAACCTGGTCTTCTGGTCCAGTTGCCCTACCCGTCAATTTGTTAGCCAATGCACGGATCTGCATTTCTACTTCGGTACTAGCTGGACTAAGTGGGGGTGTGGTAAGGTAACCAACTTCACCCATTCTTCTTACTGGAATCATACTACCGGCTCCGATTCGCTCTGGTTTTCGACCAACCATGTACTGGACTGGTGGAACCGTGGAAAGAGAAGCCCGGTCACGCCGTGAATCCATTTCTGTCTTTACGGCTAGTTGGTAGCTTCGAAGCAGTTCTGGATAGCCTCTGCTATCCAGTAATCTTCTTGAAATAGTTTCCCTGGTAATTGCTACAAATGGATACCTTCCAGAATCCACACTCATGGTGTAGGTTTTGGCAAAGCCTTCGGCATTTTCGCTAAAAGTGGTGACCGAACATACTGGGATGCCGTCCTTATCAATTTCACGACGGTAAGCCGTGACAAGTCGAACTAAACCCTCATATTGTTCTGGTGCTTCAGCCATATAAGCACCCAGTGCTTCCGCATAGCCTTGGGTGTAGGTATTGTCGCTATCACCTGTCGTGTTTAAAATTACCTCATCTACAAACTCTTCATCATATTCCTCTGTGATAATCTTTTCCTTGAGCTGCTCTGGGCTGTAGTAGTGAACGCAATAGATAGCTCTAGCGGATTGAAGATCGAGAATATTTGAGTCCACAATCAAGTCACGACCCAGTTCATAAGCTCGTATTGATGGGCGGTTTTTGGTTACCTTTTCTCTTGGAACCTCGGTGACTCCATCAGCTCTTAGTTCCTTAATCATGCGGTTCATCCGCTTCTTTGAAATATTGGGGAAACTGCCTTGGAGCATTTCCAAGACAGTTGCTTTCATGTCAGGGTCGGCAATGGCGGTTGCTAATTCAGGAGAAATGGCGGCAATCTCCTCAATAGTAATAGGTTGTAAAACCCTTCGAACCTCTCGACTGAAATACACCCCCAAAAAGCAAATTCCTTGTTCCAGAAGATAGTTGGCAGCAACCCCAGCTTCTCTTGGTAATTCATCCATCGTGGATAATCTCCACCGCATAAATTCGGTAACCATCTTGGATGACATAATGTCTCCAGATTCCGTTGGTGCTGCCACAAGGTTGCCTCCATTTAAAGCCGTCCTCAATATAGCAACATCACCGTCAATCAAGGGATTGATAAGGTTAGGTTCTAGGTCGCTGGCTCCTTGCCAAGGAAAGCTATCCGGCTCTGTCTTTTGTCCATACTTACCCTTGCCAGGCCAACTGTTCATTCGAACATCTCTGGCTTCTTCTGATTGGTCTAAGTAATAACTTAAATTCGCTCTGCAACGATCAAGATCAGACTTGAGTGCATCAATATCTGGATCTTCTGAAAATTCCTGTACTTCTGTATCTTCCGCCATACCTTATTATTGTGGGAGAACAGATTTGATTTTCTCCAGAGCACTTGTCTCAATTCTTTGGATGGTATTCCTACTGCATCCACAAAAGTCAGCTATTTCCTGTGCTGAATAGTTTCTTAAAGGTTCTTTTTTTCGCAAAGCTTCAAGCTTTGCTTCAAAAACCATAGTTTCGAGCATAGCTTCGATTCTGTTATTTCGCTGTCTTGGCGATTCTGTATAATGGTTCTTCACTTGTTTCCACCTTTCTAACTTGGATTTTATTTCCAATTGGGTAATTCAACCCTGCTTGAATGATGCATTTGGCATCGTTGTGCAGGTCATCGTTAAAATATATAATTATAAGCCTAGGATTCGGGCATAGTTTTTTAACCTTTGCCTCGACTGGCTGATTTTGAGCAACTTCGCTTTTGACTATCTTAATCACGGAGGTACGACCTACCCCAGTTTCATTAACAATCTGAGCGTAGCTTAAACCTGTTGCTCTAAGTTGTAGTATCTGTTCTTTCTTCTCCTTGGTAATTCTCATCTGTCTGTACAATCTCCTTCCATAAAGTCTTCCATGCTAGTTCTGCGGTTTGGGGGACTATCCACATTTGTCCTCCTTAGCCTTGAAGGCTGTCAGTTGGTCTTGGTCTAAGCCGTAGCAAGGTCCGTGTCCTAAATCTATTGTGCTTCCAAAAACTTCTTCAGCGGTAGCGTATCCCCGAATTGTGAAAGTTGGTATGTCCCCAGTAACCAGGGCATAAATATCACTTGGGCTATTTTTCTTCTTGAGAGGAACTACAAGTTTCCCTCCCGCATGGTGTGTCGTTTTTACATCTACCGTGTGACCTTTTAGAACCAAGTCATGACCGCCTGAGCGATTATGAAAGGTAAGATCAAGGTAGATGTTAAATGACTTTGCAAAAACCATCTCGCCACACACACCAAGAATCTCGTTGTAAAAGTTATCTTGCCCGGAAACATTTACATTGTGCTGGGTCTTAGCCACTCGGTTATTGCAAGTCCGTAGGCTTGCAATCATACGAGCTAAACCAATTTCACTATCATCTAGGGTTATTATGCGTTGCATTAGTATCCTCCAGATTCACTTACCGTTAATTCGGCATCCTCGTAGTATTGGTAGTTTCCTATTGCGACATACCGAAGACAGTCTACGGGGTCTTTACACACCCCTTTATGCCCGTGCTCAATTTGATAGTTTGAGCAGCAATGAATCGTATTACCACATTTGTCGCTAAATATGAGCTTCGAATGATTATCAAAGCCGATTGGCTCGGATGAATCATAGGAAAGAAGGGAGTTAATTGATTGAAGCCCGGTCTCAATATCAAGTCCATCGGCTGGATAAGCATGAATGCCTTCATCAGCTAGATCGCTTATGATATTTGAGGTTCCTTCCGCCTTTTGATAGCTGGCTGACCCAAGTCTTGGGTCGATGATCATTTCAACATTGTCCAAGCCCTTTGTCATTTCACGGATTACTTCAGCATAATCAGATATACCAAATCCATTTGGCTGACAGGCTTCGCCTGGTCTGCCTTGTGATCCTTTCTCCATGTCAGCCCATGCCCCAAATTCTGGATTTGGGTACTCGTTGATTACATAGTGTACCTTGTTTGCGGTTACCGCCACTAAGAGCATAAACCAAGGTTTAGCCCCAGCTGGGTCGATGCTTAGGACATACAAGCATGGGTTGTTTTTAGGGTCCTTAATCACAGGTATTTCGCTGTGTTTCATAATCACCTTGTCATCCAAATTTCTGAAAACCGTGTTAGCCGGTTTTGTTGGAATGCCATACGCTCTCGTCAGAATTTCATCCCTTTTTGCACCAGCTAATTGGTTTTTGGTAGCTTGCCAGGAATTGAAAGGATTATCCTTGGTATGAAAATATACGATTCTAGCGTTTGGTCTGATGCATTGCTGCAGGATTGGTAGCTTTTCGTCGTTGAGTAGATCCGCTTTCTTTTCAATCAAAGTTCTGGCACCTGTTAGGTAAGAACTAACAACATTCGTCCAACCGCTTACGGTTGTGAAAGAGCATAGAATCCTTGCAGGTATCCCCATTGAGTCTGCTCTGGTCAAGCAGCGGTATCGTAGGGTTGTTAGCCAAGGGAGGCTAAATTCTTCGTCCAGCCAACAGCCAATAGCGTGGGTTCCATCTACAGCATCGTCCAGTAGCCCGCATTCTCCACCTTCAACCGTTCTTATGTCTTGTTGGAAGTTCCGAAAAACACAGGTGCTTTTATTTGGAAGGATGAAGGAGCTGGAGGTGAAGCCGTTTTTATGGCTGAAACTGACATAGAAAGTTCGTGATCTTCCAAGCTTCTTAAATTCAGCAGGTAGGTAGCGATAAACAGCGGCTTGTTGGTGTGCTATTGAATTTTGAGACGATGTGGTGAAGCACCAAACATTAGCACCTGGATTATTTACCAATGTCTCCACCACTCTCTTTGCACAATATTCACTCTTTCCTGAGCGGTTGCCTCCAAGGATAAGTAATTCCCCGTGCTGTCCAAGTTGCTCATCAGCAAGCTTCCAATGATCCAACTCTACTCCATATCGGAAAGGGTCTTGGCGTTCTCTGTCGATGGCAGCCTCACGTCTTTCCCAATATTGAATAAGTCTCTCTGCACCCATTGTTACTTGGTCGTCCTTTGATGGAATTTCCAGTAGTGGGTGTGGTGTCCAATTTATGCTCACACCTCCCTATGTGGGGGAAGAGTTTCGAAACGATAGAAATTGTAAAATTTTTTTGTTTTGAGCGAAACGGTTCTTGGTTACAGCAGCGGTTCATCAGCAACCCCCTCCCCCCTCCTGGTCCAAGCTATTTTGCCACACTTATGTGGCAAAATGTAATGGTAAAGCTAGGTAAAGCCCTAGTTCTAGGGGATGTAGAGGCTTCGTATAAAGGATCAAGAGTCCTTAAATGATTATTATCTATCGTTTCTAGAATATTCTCACACTAGTTGGAGAAAACTTTAATGCACTTGCACCAATAACAAAGGAATAACAATGGAATGTCACATACCATACCAACAATGGCCTGAGAAGCATGTATTCGATGAATACATTGGAACACACTCACAGGCTCTCAATCATATGGATGATAATAGCGAACCGGCATTCGGTGAGTTTCAATATATGGAAACCTTATGCTACCAGAATCAAGACAATGCTGATTGTGTGGATGTAATATTTCGCATCTTGGTAGATGTACCTAAAGCGGTATCGAATCAATTCATTTGGCAGCTACAAAAGAAAGGGTGGAAGCTTACAGCCAACAAAGAGGGGGCAGAACCTTACAGAGAGTATGACTTTAACAAGAGGGTAACCGTCAGAAGCATGAAGCTTCGTTACGAGCTACAGGAGCGTGAAGAAGAATGGAAAGAATGGAATGGAGAGGATTGGTAGTGCCCAGCTTGAATACTGTAACACTAATTATTCTTCCTTAAGCAGATATTTCTTCTCCACTTTATTTATAACGAGACCAAAGCTGACCTTGAACGCAAGTATACATGAACAAATCTTTGCCGTAGCAAAAATAATAAATATTGGCGTCCAGTATTTTTCAGGCGGATCAATTAGGGCAACCACAACCAAAATAAGTATAGCCCAAAATATTGTATTTCGAAATTCAGCTCGCTCCATTGACCAAACAAGCTCCTCTCCCTCCTTATCATTCCAGTTAGTTTTATTCATTAGAATCTCATAATGCACAAATCCTATGCCAACCAAGAAAAAACGAGTCAACATCATCCCAGATAACCTTCCTGCTATCACCACTCCAGAGGAAACTTGTCCATCGCTTTACACGGGTCAGAAGCTCGCAGAGCGTGATCCAGAGAAATATGCTAGGGTCGTACAGAGCCTGGGAGAGGGAAAGCCCTTATCGAGAATAGCGAAAGCTGAGAAGATAGCACCAGAAACGGTATCCGCTATTTTGAAGCGAGAAAACAAAAGCGTCGATGCAGTGCAAAGCTTGACTGCCGGATTAACTTCTTACGCATCCCAGGCTTGTTTGATGAAGATAATCGAAAAGCTCGACAAGGATGAGATTCCTGCCGGGGTGCTTCCAATCACATTTGGCATTCTTCGGGACAAGGAGAAGAACGACCTGGGGATGGCTACGAGTGTCATCGA